GAGCAGGCCGCTGCCGAGCAGGCCGCAGCCGAGCAGGCCGCAGCCGAGCAGGCCGCAGCCGAGCAGGCCGCAGCCGAGAAGGCCGCAGCCGAGAAGGCCGCAGCCGAGAAGGCCGCAGCCGAGAAGGCTGCCGCTGCACGCCGCTTCCCCGTCAATTGGGAGCTGCAGAAGGACGGGCAGTCGTTCGGGCCGGACGGGGAAGGCGTTGTGCTGTCCGAGGTCGAGTTCGAGCAGCTGAAGCGGTCCGGCGTCGTTGGCGGTGAATGGATCGATGGCGAGCCGGTCGATGCCTGACGATCGCCAGCACCAGGAGCTATCGGTGGCCGACTACGTCGCGATGTTCGAGCGCATGGGTACCCTACTCAACCACTTCAACGAGGTCGAGGAGCGCCTGCTGCGCGATATCGACGTGATGCGCGACAGCGCGACGAGCGGGCCGGATCGGTTCGACCAGCGCTGGCTTGCGCTCGCGCAAACGCAGCTGCAGCAGGGCTTCATGGCGCTCGGCCGCGCGGTGTGCCAGCCCCGGCGCATCCGCCTTCCCGGAGACGAGAAGCCGGAATGACCTACGCCACGCGTGATCAGCTTGTCTCGCGCTTCACCGAAGGGCTGCTGCTGCGGTTGACTGATCGCAGCAAGCCGCCTCTCGGTGCGATCAATGACGCGATCGTCGCCCAGGAGCTGAAGAACGCAGATGCAGAGATCGATGGCTATCTCGCCGGGAAGTATCGCCTGCCGCTGGCGAGCGTGCCACCGCAGGTGGTCGATCTCGCCCAGGTCATCGCGATCTACAAGCTCCACCCGTTCAAGCCGGACGAGAAGATCACCAAGGATTACGAGTTTGCCCAGAAGCGGCTGAAGGACATCGCCAGCGGGGCGTTCAAGCTCCCGCTCGAAGGTGTGGAGCCGCCCGCGAATGAGGGCAGCGGTGTGATCACCAACGATCGCCAGCGCCCGTTCTCGGAAGAGAATATGCGGGGGTATATATGATCCGGCTCGATGACGTCCGCGAACGGATCTCGGAACGGGTTCCGGAACTGGAACACTCGATCGGCAATGCGGCCGACTGGGCGGTAGTCGTCCACGAGGGCCATGCGCCAACCGTAACGCCGCATGCCTACGTCCTGTTCGGCGGCCTGCGGGGGATGCAGCCCGATGCAGCCGCAGGGATGTTCCGCCAGGGCTTTAATGAGATCACCACTGTGGTGCTGATCGAACGCGTGGATGGCGACCCATTGGGCGATGCCGCGATCGACAAGGTCACGCCGCTGGTTCGCAAGATCGCGGAGGCGGTCGCGGGGTTCTCGCCGGGCAACGCGCTGGGTGCCTACGCGCTCGAGGAGGCCGAGCTGATCGGCGCGAAAGATGGCCAGCTCGTCTTCCACATGGATTTCTCGATCAGCGACCAACTGAGGATTACCACCACATGACGAGTAAAGTGAAAGGCCGACGCGGGCCGGTGCGGGCGAATGCGCCGCTGATCGCCGAAGGCGGTGCCCCGGCCGCAGCGCAGGCAGAGCGCCCCCAGATCGGCGGCAGCTTCGTGCGTGATCGTGCGACCGGGCAGCTGCGCCGGGTGGGCGGCTATCAGCTGGCCGAGCCCGAAGCGCAGGCCCCGGCAATCGAAGTCTCGGCCGAGCCAGTGGTGCCGGTCGATCCCGACAATTCAGACGATACGGGCGCTCAGCCCGGCGAAGAGGAGGCGTAAATGGCCGATCCGATCAAGTGGGACAGCAAGATCATCGCGGTGAAGGCCGGCGCGGTCTACGGCACCGATAGCGGTCCGACAGGCGCCAACGCCATGCTGATCAAGAACGCGGAAATCCGGCCGATGGAAGGCCAGGACCTTCCGCGCAACATCGAACAGGCGTTCCAGGGCGCGCAGGAAGAGTTCTCTACCGGGCTGCATGCGATCATCAGCGGTGAGTTCGAACTGGTCGGCTCGGGCGACACTGGCGTTGCGCCGGCCTGGTCGCCGATCCTGCGCTCTTGCGGGGTGGCCGAAGTGGTCACGCCAGACGACGATCCGGACGATGGCACGGTGGAATATACCCCGGTCACCGATGGGCAGGAATGGTGCGATATCCATTTCTACATCGGCACGACGCGCCATGTGCTGCTGGGCGCGCGCGGGACGACAGTGATCAACGTCAATGCGCAAGGCGTCCCCGTGGGCCGCTTCACGTTGACCGGATTGTTCGCGACGCCGAGCAACCAGGCGCGGATCACGCCGGACCTCTCGGGCTTCCAACTGCCGGAGGTCGCCACCCACGCGAACACGCCGCTGTTCACGGTGGGGGGCATCGCGATGGTCATGTCCGAGTTCTCGCTCGATCTGGGTTGCAGGGTGGAGCCGCGCCTGCTGATCGGCCGCGAAAACATCATCATCACCGGCAAGCAGGAGCTGATCAGCGCGCGGGTCGAAGCGCTGCCGCTGGGCACCTTCAATCCGTTCAGCGAGGCCGTCACCAAGACGCGCCGCGAGATCAAGCTGCAGCATGGCGTCGCCGGCAGCGGGCGCGGCGTGCTGATCGAGGCCGACCAGGCCGTCCAGCGCCGCCTTACCGGCTACCAGAATTCGCAGAACGTCACCGAATGGCCGCTGCAGTTCACGCCGATGGCCGATGCCGGCGACGATCAGTGGAAGATCACGCTGAACTGATCGGCCGCTGAGCTGCCGCCAAGAACCCTCTCAAAGGACACTGAGACCATGCTTTCGATTGCCAAGGAACCCACATTTACCCGCACCGTGAAGGCGCTGGTGCCGACTGACAGCGGCCACGAGGAGCAGTCCTTCAAGGCCACATTCCGCGTGAAGGACACTGAGACGCTCAATGGGTTCCAGTTGGCCGATCCCGCGCAGCACAAGGCGCTGGTTCGCACGATCGTGGTGAAGCTGGACGATCTGGGGGACGCGACCGGCGCCCAGGTCGATTTCTCGGAAGAGGTTTTCGAGGCGGTTCTGGCGCTGCCCTGGGCACTGGCGGCGATGACGCGGACCTATTTTCGCGAACTTAGCAAGGCGCCCGAGGGAAACTGAAGGATGCCGCCCGGGCCATTGCCGGTGCGCGAGCGCCGGCAGGCCCCAGCAAGGCGGCCGAAGATGCGCGGCAATGGGGCTTCCCCGAGGAGCGAATTGCCGAAGTCCAAGATGCGGAGGAAGCGGGCGAACTGGCCCGCGATGTGGAGATATGGCCGGAACATTGGGACACCGTCAGAGCCTTCCTCGCGTGCTGGTCGCAATGGCGGATCGTGGGCGTAGGGATGGCAGGCGTGTTCTATTCCGGGCTGGACTACACCGCCTGCAAGGTCTCGCTCGATGCGCTGGACTTCGACGTCGCGGCCGTGTGGCCCGGCCTGCAGATCATGGAGCGCGAGGCGCGCAACGTGCTGAACCAGAAGTGAGGGCGGGTATCCTCGAAGCCCTGTCGCTCCGCGATACGGGGGCGTCCCTTTCAGCCCTACCGCTCCGCTATATGAGGGCCTGCTGATGCTTCGGACAGCACTCGTCATCGATGGCAACTCGGAAGGCGGCAAGCGCGCGCTGGAGGAGTTTGATCGCGCGATCCAGCAGGCCGAGGCCAGCACGGAGAAATTGGGCAATCAGGGCGTGAAGGCAACGATCGGTCTCGAACGTTTGCGCCAGGCGCAGGAAGCCGCGGCGCGAACCGGCGCCGAGTTGACGCAGGAGCAGCAGCGGCAGGCGATAGCCGGGACGCTGAACACCGAACAGATGGTGCGCTCAGCAGTGGGCATGGACCGGGTGACCGCCTCGACCCGCGCGCAGCGCGCCGGCATGCAGCAGCTGTCGTACCAGATCAACGACGTCGCCACGATGTTCGCCATGGGCGCAAAGCCGCAGCAAATCTTCGCCTCGCAATCCGGCCAGGTGTTGCAGGCCGTACAGATGCTGATGGGCGGCACGAGCCGCTTTGCGACTTTCATGATGGGTCCGTGGGGCATGGCCCTTTCGACCGGCACGATCCTGCTGGCGACATTGGGGGGTGAATTCCTTTCGTCGGCCCGTGACGCTGACGTATTTACTGAAGCGTTACGTCGGCAGGAAACGCAGGCAGATCAAAGCGCGGCTGCGCTGCAACGCCTGCTGGCGCTTCAGAAGAGTTCGCTGGAAGGCGATATCGTCCTCACAGAAATCGAGCTTAACAAGCGCCGCGACAAAGCGAGCCAGCTGGAAATCGATATTCAAAAGAAGTCGGGAGGCCGCCTGCAGGGCGACGGTCGGACCCCGATGTTTGCCTATTCTGAATACAAGGAACTCCAGGCGGTCCGGTGGGAAATCATCGAGCTTGAAGGTGCAATCGGTCGCGGTAACTCAGCGCTGGAAGCGCGTGAGAAAGCAGAACGCGACGCAGCTGCGAAAACCAAGGAACATGGCAAGGCGGCGGGGGAAACCGCGAAGGCCGTTTCAGATAGCCAAAAGGCATACGACAAGGCCTTCGACGGCGCGCAGACCTACATAACTGGCCTTGAACTGGAGATCGCAAAGATCGGCCTCACTGCTGCAGCGCTGCGGCAGCTGGAAGTTGACCGTGCGCGGGATGCGGCCGCGACTGGTGACCAGAAGGCGCGGATCGATGAACTGAACCGTGCGCGCGAAGATGCACTTGCTCTCGATACCGCCCGCTCTGCCAGCAAGGGACTGAGTGAAGAGACTGCGGCGCTGGGTCTCACCGCGACGGAGTTGAAGGAACGCGAAGCGGCCACGGCATCCAATGCTGCGGCAATCGCAGCGCTGACCGCATCCAGCGAAGAAGCTCGCGCAGCCCTGCTCGCGGAATCACGTGCAATCCTTGACAATTTTCTCGCCTGGGAAGCGCGGACTGCCGAACTCGAAAATCAGGATTACGCGAAGAACGTTCTGGAACCGCTTAGGCGGGAAGCACAGGCAGTCGGCCTGGTCGGGTGGGAACGCGAGAGACTACTCGCCCAGCTGGAAAGCGAAGCAGAACTGCGCCCCTTGCTGTTGCGGCTTGAGGAAGCAGAACGGGCGGGCAACGAGAGGCTGGCAAAGCAGCTCCGGACCCAGATCGACCAACGGCGCGAAGTGTTGGGATTGCAGGTCCAGATGGGCGACTATGCCGAAGCGCGCGACCGCGAGACCGAGGCCCTGCGCCGGCAGAACGCCGAACTGGAGGAGATGGCGCGCCTGCTCACCCGCATCGGCGGCGCGGGCGATATGCTGGGCAGCGTCCTCGCCATCGCGAGTGGGAACTATAACGCGATCGCCAGCGGCCCAGGGGGTGACCTGCTCGCTTTTGTGCTCGGCATGGGCACGGGGAAAACCGACGACAAGGGCGTGGCGATCCTGCTGGGCGACGAATTGCGCGATATCTTCGGTCGAGAAGGCCTGTTCAGCAAGACCCTGAAGGAGAACCTGCAGGCGGGCGGGATCGGCACCGCTTCATCCTTCGCCGTGTTCGGCGATCAGGGCGCGACCGGCCAGTTCATGAGCTTTGCGGGCGGCGTGCTGGGCCAGAAGGCCGGCGAAGCCATGCTGGGCAAGATGCTGGGCGGGTTTGCCGGGCCGGTCGGCTCGATCGTGGGCGGGTTGCTGGGCGGCGCGGTGGCGGGGTTGATCTCGGGCCCGGCCAAGGGATCGGTCACGATCGGCGGCAGCGGCGACGATTTCAGCGTGCTGAAGGGACGCGGCAAGGATTCCGAGATGCTGGCCAATGCCGGCAAGGCGGCCGGGAGCATCACCACGCTGCTGGAGCAGCTCGCCGGCGAACTGGGCGGCACGGTGGATGCGGCGCGGGCCAGCGTGTCGATCGGGCAGCGCAAGGGCAACTGGGTGGTGGACACCCAGGGGCGCGGAAACACCACGGGCTCCGGCGTCCTCAACTTCGGGGCCGATGCCGAGGCCGCGATTACGGCCGCTGTCGAGGACCTGATCCGCGACGGCGTGCTGCATATCGAACGCGCAAGCACCATGGCCATCCTGAAGGGTGCCGGCAATCTGGAGGAGAAGCTTCAGAAGGCCCTGATCTGGGAAGGCCTATTCACCGATCTGGAAGCCGAAACCTCGCCCTTCACGGCCGAGCTGAAGGCGCTGCAGGCGCAGCTTGCCAGCATCAGCGAAATCGCCAGAGAGGCGGGCGCCTCGACCGAAGAACTCGCAAAGGTCCAGGAATGGATGGTGCGGCAGCAGCAGCAGCTCATCAACCAGGCGATGGCGAGCTATCGCAGCACGTTCTACAGCGATGCGGAGAACGCCGCATTCGCCAAGCAGACGATCAGCAACACGCTGACGCCGCTTGGTCATGGCAACGTGAAGACGGTGGCGCAGTACCGTAAGCTGGTGGAGTCGACCGACCCGCTGGCCAACCCGGAACTGTTCGGCGCGCTGATGGAGCTGAGCGACGAATTCGCGGTGCTGAAGAACGCGGCCGAGGCCGCCGCCCAGGCGGTGGAAGCCGAGAATGCGGCGCGCAAAGCTCTGGCGGCGCAGCGCGGACAGATCGAAGCCGAAATTCTGCGCCTGCAGGGCAAGGAAGCGGAAGCGCTGGCGAAGGAACGCGCGCTGCAGCTGGAAGCGGCCGATGCATCGATCCGGGGGCTCCTGCGCGAGCTGCACCAGGTGCAGGATATCGCCGATGCGAAGCAGAATCTGTTCGACGCCTATGAGCGCGAACGCAGCGAACACGAGCAGACGATCGAGACGATGGACCGCTCGATCGAGCAGATGCAGGAATACCGCGACCGCCTGTTCCAGACTGCCGGCAGCGATGCCGGCAATACGCAGCGGGCCTTTGCCCGTCTTGACGAAATCGCCACCAAGGCCCGGGCCGGGGATGCCGGTGCCATGGCCAAGCTGCCCGGCGCCGGGGACGCGTACATCGAAGCGGCCACGGCGAATGCATCGTCGATCGAGGACGTGCGGCGCGCCATCGCCCTGGTTGCCCGCCTGACGGACGATGCGATCGGCGCGGCCGGCGATGTGAAGGACAACGCGCAGCTTCAGCTCGATCTGAACGAAGAGCAGGTCGGCCAGCTGATCGACCTGAACGAGAATGTGCTGTCGGTGCGGGATGCGATCATCGAGCTGCAGCGCCTGCAGGGCGGCACGGCAGCGGCAGGCGGCAGCTCTACCCAGCAGCAAACGCAAACCGAGACCAACAACGAGCGGCGGCACAAGGAAGTGCGCGATCAGCTGAAGGCCCTGCGCGACCGGATCGGATCGGGCAACGACTTGCTTGAGCAGATTTCCAAGGTGTTCTCGCGCGTCGAGCAGGCCGGTTTCTTCCGTGTGAGGCAGATCGACGCATGAAGCTGATCGATCCCTATCCCATCACGGATGCCGTCCTCGTCTCCAGCAATGTGCCGGAGACGATCAACGAGTATGATCCGGAGGTCACATATGGCCTTGGCGACTACGCGCGCGATGAAGCGACCCACACCTTCTATGAGAGCCTGATCGTCGACAGCACGGACGTTCCGTTGTCCGATGAAAGCAAATGGCTGTCGAAGGGGCCAACCAATCGCTGGGGCATGCTTGATGGCCGCCTGAGCACCCCCACCGCCCAGGCGGAGATGATCGAGAAGACATTCTCGTATCCGGACGCGGTGACCGGGATCGCCCTGCTGGGGATCGAAGGCGCGTCCGTCCAGGTCGTGGTGACCGATGTGCTGGAAGGCGAGGTGTTCAACAACACCTATGACCTGGTCAGCTATGACAATGTCGATGACTTCTGGGACTGGTGTTTCAACCCGATCTTGCGCCGCACGACCTTCTACATCGTCGGCTTACCGCCCTATGCCAACGCCACCATCACCATTCGGATTTTCGCACCCGGCGAGGTCGCCAAGTGCGCCGAATACGTCATGGGCCAGGCCATCTATCTCGGCGAGACCGAGTGGAACTTTGAAGTCGGCATCGTGTCATATGCGGAAAGGATTGAAGACGGCTTCGGTGGGCTGAAGCTGCTCGCTCGCCCTTCGCGCGGCAAGGCATCCTTCAAAGCCGAGATCGATCCGGTTCTATTCGACGAGGTTAACCGCGTCCTCACCGAGCGCGACGGGAAGCCCACGGTGTTCATCGGCACCGATCGTTACTCCGCAGGCGTCACGCTGGGCTTCGCCCGCGACTGGCGCCTTGGGCAGTCGAACGAAGCGTATGCCCTCCTTTCCATCGACATTGAGAGCATGTGATGTCTGTAGCCCTAGTTGAAGACTTCACCGACGTTCCCAACCGGGCGACCCAGTCGAAGCCGGAATTTTCCCATGCGATGGGGCAGTTCCTGTCCGACCTGAAGGCGCGCGTTCCGCAGATGAACGCGCAAGCCATGGCGAACAACGACAACGCCCAGCTGGTGCTCGATAAGCTTTCGGTCAGCACCGATCTGATCGCGCGCGCAGAAGCCGCGAACGCATTCAAGGTTTCGCTGGCGAGGGGGACGTGGGCGTCTCTTTCCGCTCTGGTCGCCCTGTATGACGGGCAAAGTGCCTCGGTTTTTGGCGATGCTGGAACCCATGTTGATCCGGTCAAGGGCACAGTAGCGAACAGCGGCATCTATGGGTGGTCCGTCGCACAGAATGCATGGCTCTGGCTGACCGACGGCAGCAGCTCGTCCACGTTGTGGGATGATATTCCGGATAAGCCGGCCAGCTTCACGCCTGCTGCGCACACCCACGAAATGGGCGAGATTACCGGTCTGATTGCGGCTCTGTCCGGAAAGGCCGCGACCGGCTCGATCGGCACAAGCGGCCTTACCATGGCGAGCGCCCGCATTCTCGGTCGCTGGGGCGCTGGCACAGGGGCGGCGCAGGAAATTCAGATCGGCACGGGGCTGTCACTGGTCGACGGTGTGCTGTCCTATTCCGGCAGCACCGACATGGTCTATCCGGCAGCGGGATTTCCAGTGTCTACTGGTGCTGGCTGGGGCGCCTCTAAGCCGATCCCCAGCGGCGATCTGGTCGGCACTTCCGCAGCGCAGACCCTCACTCAGAAAACACTGGCAGCTGGCACCACCATCACTGCCGGGACGATCAGCGGGACGACTCAAACTGGCGGCGTGATCCAGGGCGGCGTCACCACCAACGACACGGGCGTCACGCCCACTAGCGTCGGATATCGGGGAACGCCGCGCACGACCGATACGAGCCGGACCCTTACGGCAGCCGACAATGGCAAGCTGATCTCGGTGACAGGTGATGTGACCATCCCCAGCGGGCTGCCGATCGGCTTCACCTGTCTTGTCTATCGCAACTCGGCCAGCGCTGGCACGATCTACGCTGCCAACGGGTTGACTGCCCGGCTTGCCGGGACGGCCACTACCGCGAACAACGCTGCCTTCCGAACGATTGCCGCGCGCGGCCTGTGCACCATCACCATCGTCAACACCAACGAGGCTGTATGCTCCGGCAATATCTAGCAGCTCTCGCCCTGCTGGCGCTGGCCTCGTGCTCTGACACGCAACGCTATGGGGTGGACGACTACGCCTTCGAGCGTGCGGAATTCGAGCGCGACCAGGTGGTCGTGACCGTAGTCCAGCATGCGACGCGGCAGGACTTCGAACGTGCCGCCCGCGCAGCGAAGATCGCCAGCGCAGACACTATCGCGGCTTTTGCCCACTTCGGCATCGAGGCGCCGACATGCACAATCCACATTGAGCGCCTGGACGCGAAGTATCAGCCGGAATGGCTGGGGCACGAGATGGCCCATTGCATTCACGGGCGCTTCCATGGGGAGCGCAAGCGATGAGCGGGATCATGGCAGCGCTGCCCGGCATCGTCGGTAAAGCGGCCAGCGCTGGCGCTGGTACGCTGGATAACGAGACGATCGTAGTCCAGGAGTACATCGTCGGCGAGGGCGCTCACCTTTCCGGATGGGCGTTGGGCTACATGGGCGGCATTTCGGATGGCCAGTTCGCCCCGAAGGGCGGTGCTGCCATCACCGGCCTGTACATGGACATGATGGGCGGGGTGCTGACGTTCACCATCACCGGCAATCACGCGAACAACGGTTGGACCACCATGAAGATCGGCAGCATGACCTTCACCCGGGCCGCCGCCATGTATTCGAGCGGTAGCGGCAGCACCTCGTGGGGCTGGTACACCGCCACTCCCTTCTCGGGCGCGACTGCGGTCGCCGAATTCAGCTGATGAAGGGGGCTCATCATGTCATTTGAACTCAGGACGCTACCGGTCACTCCCAACCGTGCGACACAGTCCAAGCCGGTCTTTTCGTGGAACATGGGCAATTTCCTCGGCACCCTGAACGGGTGGAGCGAGGACCTGGCCGCGATCAAGGCGCCGCTGGAAGCGCTGGTCAACACCGCCGTCGAGGCAGCAGAGGCATCCGGCCCGGTGATCGGCTATCTCGATGAAATCGAAACGGTTGCAGGGATCGAAGCTGCGGTCACAACTTTGGCGGGCATCAGTGCCCAAGTGTCGGCCGTGTCTGCCGTCGCGGCTCATGTCAGCACGCTGGCGCCGGTTGCTGCCAGCATCTCCACGCTCGCCCCGATCGCGGCCAACATCACGACCGTTGCGGGCGTGTCCGGGGCCGTCACCACAGTGGCGGGCATCAGCGCCCATGTGTCGGCCGTCGCATCCATCGATGACGAGGTCACGACCCTTTCCGGCATCGCTGCGAACGTCACGGCGGTTGCTGGGGTTGCGGCAAGCGTCTCGACCGTGGCCGCGATCGATGACGAGGTGATCGCTGTTGCCGGGGCGGTTTCCGAAGTCGTCGCAGTGGCGGGCAATCTCACCGCAATCCAGAACGCCAGCACGGCGGCGAACATGCTGCTGTCCGCTGCGGCGGGCGGTCATATCTACGATACGAATGCGGCGATGCTGGCCGCGACGGCCGCGATCGACGATGGCGGCTATGCGCTGGTGCTGGTCGATGAGACCGACGACAATCACGCGATCATCTGGCGCAAGCTCAGCGGATCATTCACGAAGAAGCTGGACCTATCGACCGGTGCGCCGCCCGGTTTCGACGATCTGACGGGATCGCCGACCGACAGCGCATTGCTGGCGGCGGCGTTGGAGGCGAGGCTCGATGCCTCGCTGGTTTCTGCCTTTGCTCTGACGCTGCTGGACGATGCCGACGCGGCGGCGATGCGCACCACGCTAGGTCTTGCCATCGGCTCGGCCGTGCAGGCCTACAACGGCAAGCTGGCGGCTATCGCCGGGCTGACTGCGGCGGCTGACCGGATCGCCTATTTCACCGGTGCCAACTCAGCAGCAATCGCCACGCTCACGTCGTTCGGCCGATCGCTCATCGATGATGCGGACGCGGCTGCTGGTCGCGTGACGCTGGGACTGGAAATCGGCGTCAATGTGCAGGCGTATGATGCGGAGCTTGCGGCTATCGCAGGTCTCACCAGCGCCGCCAATCGCCTGCCCTATTTCACGGGAGCGGGCACCGCAGCGCTTGCGACCTTCAGCAGCGCGGCCCGCGCCCTGCTGGACGACGCCAGCGCGGCCGCCATGCGCGATACGCTGGAGCTTGGAACGGCGGCCGTGGCGGCGGCCAGCGCCTTTGTCGCGGCAACGGGCGGCACCGCGACGGACCTCACGATCGACGGCTTCGGCGAAGCGGTCGCGGAGCCCTCTGCCGGCACCGCGTTCACGATCGATGTGGCCAAGTCGCTCCACCGCTGCCCGACCACCGGAAACGCGACCTTCACCATGCCCGCGCCCGCCAAGGGCAAATCCGGCCTGATCGCGGTCGAATATGGCGGAGCGCACACGGTGAGTTGGGCAGGCGGCTCGCGTAAGTGGGCAGGCGGCTCCCCGCCCGATCCGACGAGCGTGAACGGCAAGATCGACCAGTACGGCTATGCCTGCTGGGATGGGTCAACGTGGATCATGTGGGACGCGGGGCGGAATTTCTGATGCCGCTCGCCGCTCTCAAGGCGTCGGTATCGACCGGGCCACTTCTGCCATCGGTCAGGGGGTCGGCAACGGTCGCAGAGATTGCGTCCGGCACGTCGGTTACCGTGAACAAGCCTGCGCTGGTGTCTGCGGGCGATCTGATCCTTGCATTCGCCTACGCGAGCTCCTGGGACAGCGGTGCGAACAGCTGGGGCATTCCTACCGGTTTCTCTCTGGCCGCAGGCGTTTCGGGCCGGTCGTGCTTCGTGAAGGTCGCCACCGGAAGCGAGCCTTCGACCTACGCGTTCACCAAAAACGGCGGCGGCGCCACTGTCATGGGCGTCATCATGGTGGTGATCGCAGGCGGTTCGGCCGGGCCGAATGGACAGAGTGGCAACGCCACCGGTCCGAGCATCACCCTCGCCAGCCCGGGGCTGTTGCTGGCGTTTGGAGCGGCTTTTTCCGCAAGCGTGACGATCGCCACGCCGTCCGGAATGACCCCTGTCCTGATCGACAACAACGCCACCGCCCCCTCGCTGGCACTGTTCTCTCAGGTCGTTCCGGCCGGAGCCACGGGCACCCGGGCACTGACCAGCGCTAACGCAACCATCATGTTGGGGATCGTTCCATGATCGGACTAGCCAGAATCGTGGACGGCGCCGTCGCCGCCTATCCCGTCAGCCGCAGCCAGGCGCTCCAAATTGCCAAGGCCCTCATGCCCGAGGATGTCGAACTGCACCTGCCGCTGGACCTGACCGGCGTGGACCTGAGCGAATTCGGCATCTTCGAAGTGGCCGAGGTTGCGCCGCCGGCCGCCGCTGAAGGCGAAGTCGTGGTGGAACTTACGCCGGTGCATGTGGGCGGCGGATGGCGCCAGAAATGGACCAAGCGGCCCATGACGGCTGAGGAACTGGCGGCGACCGTTCCGGCCGTCGTCACCATGCGCCAGGCGCGCCTTGCGCTGTTGGCGGCCGGTAAGCTGGCAGGCGTGGAAGCGGCCCTCGCTGGGCTGCCTTCGCCGGAGCGGGAAGCAGCCCAGATCGAGTGGGAGTACGCGGCCGAGGTCCGCCGCGACAATCCGATCATCGCGCTGGTCGCTCCGGCGCTCGAACTGGATGATGCGGCGATCGACGCGCTGTTCGTGGCGGCTGCGGCCCTGTGAGCATCAAGCCCGCCCTTATTGCGCCGTTTCTCATGAAGCCGGCCGTGCCGTTGGCGCTGGACTTCAAGTCCGGCATCTATCGTCGCAACGGCGTCATCGTGCCTAGCGGCGTGCTGGGGCTGGCAGGCGCTACCCATGCGCGGAGCGGCAGCTGCTGGGAGATGGCGCCGGACGGATCGCTGGTAGCGTTTGCGCCCAATCAGCCGCGTATCGTGCCCGGCCTTGGCCTGTGGGCGCGAGGAGCGTTCACGAACCTGCTGCTGCGCTCGCAGGAGATGGAGAACGGCTCCTGGATAAGGAACGGTGGGGGGACGGGCTTTTCGCCGGTGATCACTGCCAACGCGGGCACCGCCCCGGATGGAAGCACTACTGCCGACCGCGTCGTTCTGAACAAGGGCGCGGGCACCTCGCTGAACGACTTCTCGAATGTTCAGCAGAACATCACCAGCACGGCCGTTGCGCACAACGAGTCAATCTGGCTGCGGAGCGAGTCCGGCCCGGTTCAGGTCGGGCTGCGCATCATCGGCAACGTCGGCGGCGTCATCGATCGCGAAATCATCACGGTGACCGATCAGTGGCAGCGCTTCACGATCAGCCGGACATTCACGACAACGACCAACGGACTGCAGATAGTCCTTCGCGGCACATATGGCACCAGCGATCAGGCCAGCCTTCTGGTGTGGCAAGGGGATGTGTTCACCGGATCGCAGCCCGGCCCCATGATCCCCACTTCGGGCGGAACCGCCAGCACCGGAGCTGATATCCATACGATCCCATTCGTGCAGCGCGACGAGGACTTTACACTTCTCGTCGCGTTCAATCTGGCCGAAGGGATCGTGTCCGGCACCACCAAGGTGCCCGTCATGTTCTCGGATGGCACCCCGAGCAACCGGTTCGGGCTAGTGCTGAGCGGCTCTGGCGCGACGGACTGGAGGGTGACCACCGCTGGCACAGCCCGCCATCATGCGAGCGTTCCGGCCGGGCTGGTCACTTCCGGCCGCGCCGTCTTCGCCATGCGCTACCGTGCGGGAAAGCTGACGCTTGCAAACAAGATCGGGTCGAATGCACCTGCGCTCGCGAGCGAAGGCGCTGTGATCCCGTTTCCGATCGGCCTCGCCCGGATCGACATCGGGCATCATATTTCGACCTCGCCATTCAACGGAGTGGTCGAAGTCGTCGAAGTCCAGCGCGGCCCGCACCACGACAACACATGGCTGGCCGCCCAGATGAACAGGTTGGCGGCATGAGCTGGGCCGGCCAGATCGTGCGGGTGGATATCCCGCTCCTGGGCGAGCCGGGCGAAGACGGCGCACCGGCCTTCCTCGGCCTGGTGACCGGCTATCACCTCAACACCAACGTGGCGACGGCGCAGGCATGCCTCACGGCCGATCCGGACTTTGCCGCCCACATCATCGAACCGGCCACTCCGCATTGCATCTGGGCCAGCGACCCGGCCGACACGGTGTGCCTCCATTTCGACGACGAAACCGCCGCCCGCGCCAGCGCGATCGGCGCGTGGTGGGTGGAAGAGATCGCCCCCTAACGGGGGTGGTTGAGGCGCGGCAACGCCTCTAACCGCGAGCAGCAACTCGCACCTTTGGCTGGGGCGCCCCAGCCGCCAGCTCCCCCGGCCGCACGGCAAGGGAGCCGCTAGGTGCAATAGATGAAGGAAGAGTATCGATGCGCATGTAATGCGCTGTTGTTCAAAGCCGAAAGCGGCGCACTGGCCGGCCTGATCGAGATCAAGTGTCGCCGCTGCCGGCAGATTATTCAGATGAGGCCGTCGAGCCCTCCACAGAGCGCCAAGAGCACGCCTGCGGAGAATACGAGTGAAGCTTACCCCGGTTGATCCAGCCGCGCCTGTTGCGCCCTATCTGGGCGGCAAGCGGGCTCTTTCTCATCGTTTGACCACCATGATCGATGCCACGCCGCACCGCCTGTTCGTCGATGTCTTCATGGGCATGGGTGGCGTGTTCTTCCGTCGCCGGCAGCGGCCGAGGAAGGAAGTCATCAACGACATCAACGGCGAGGTGATGAACCTCTTCCGGATGATGCAGCGCCATCCTCGCCAGTTGCTGGACACCATGGCGCTGCAGCTGGCCAGCCGGGAGGAGTTCGACCGGCTGAAGCGATCGGACCCGGCGCAGATGACGGAGCTCGATCGGGCGGTGCGGTTCGTCTATCTCCAGCGGCTCGCGTTCGGGGGCATGATTCACGGGCAGAGTTTTGGGGTCGATCGAGCGAGCTCTGCCCGGTTCGATCTGCGGAAGCTGATGCCGTCCGTCATGCGTGCTCACCAGCGCCTACAGGGAGTCGACATCGAGCGGCTGCCCTATGAGCAGCTGATTGCCCGCTATGATCGTCCAGGCGCGCTGTTCTACCTCGATCCGCCCTACCACGGGTGCGAGGGCGACTATGGCCCTGGCGTCTTCTCAGAGGCTGATTTCGACCGCCTGAGGGGCGTCTTAGAAGCGGCTAAGGGGCGCTTCATCATGTCGATCAACGACACGCCCTTTATCCGGGAGACGTTCGCTGGATTCACGATCGAGGAGGTCGGGCTCAACTATCGGGTGAGCGGCAAGGTGACACCGGCGCGGGAGCTGATAGTCTCAAATGGTCGCGCTTGATTGGGGAAACGCTGTGATCGAATGGTGGTTAGAGAGGCGATATCCGAAGTTGGAGCAAAAGATCGCTTCTTCCGAGAACCTGAGGGACTTCAACAATCTCTTCATCGAGCCACGGCATGAGCACGTGGTGAGGCAAATTCCCGTTCGACGATTGGAGCAGTGGCTTGATGAGGGTGTGTCAGATCGGTCTCAGGAGGTCATTAAGGCCGAGCTTGATCGGAGGAAGTTTAATCGCCCGGCAAAAGTCTCGGTAGGCCTCTCACTTGCCGCGCTCCTACTGTCGGTGATCGCGCTGCTGAACTAATGTGCCAGTGCTACAAAAGGTCTTGTCAAAGACTCTAAAACCTCGCGCCGCGCTACAACCTCACACCCCACACCCGTCACCCCAGCGCAGGCTGGGGTCTCAGGCCTTGGCGCGCTGCTGCCAGAGATGATGTTTGGTTAATTATATTTACGTTACGAACCATTCAGGAACGTGCGTGTCCTTCGACAGCCTCAGGCCCAGCGGCGAGCGAACCGGACCAGCAGCGTGATCAGCGGTGGGACGAGGATCAGCGACAGGACGATCTTGGCCAGGGCCTGCCCCGCGATCAGGCTCGCGATGGGGCGCACCCCGATGAACGCGATGGTGATGAAGATCAGCGTATCCACCGTCTGGCTCAGCATCGATGCGATCGCCCCGCGCACCGCCAGCAACCGGCCGCCTATCCCCGCCATTCGCGAGAAGATGTAGACGTTCAGCGTCATCGACACGCCGTAGGCGATGATTCCCGCGCCCATCAGCCGCCAGCTTTGCCCTAGGATGATCGGGAAGGCGTCCTGCGCCGGTCCATACATTTCCTCATCGGCGGGAAGCTGGATCACGATCCAGGTCAGCACGATGGCCACCAGCAGCGGAATGAATCCGAAGCGCACCAGCCGGTTGGCGGTTTCGCGGCCGTAAAGCTCCGCCACCGCGCTGGAAATCGCCACGAGCATCAGGAACGGGAATATCCCGGCTTCCACCGCCAGCGGCCCCAGCGCCACCTGCTTCGATCCCAGCACGCCCGCGATGCAGGTCATCCCGCCATAGAGTATGGAGAACGCGAACAGCGGCACAGGGAGCGAAAGCGTGCGGTCGCGCCGGGTCGTTTCCAT